CGTAGATCTTAGTAATCATAAAATTAATGAATAAATTTTTGTTATAGTTTTGATACAAACCGGCCCGGTAGCAATACTTGGGCCGGTTTTCTTTTGTCTAATAAATAGACGAAAGGAGTTATTTTATGGCCGCTCAACAAGGTTTTCAATACGAGATAAATGCAAGTGATTTATTAAAAAAGTATAATATAGTCCCTAAAAATTTTGTGCCAGCGGGTGCAGGCCACGATCAACCAGATCTTATTATTTCTAAAAATGGAAAAACATCCGGTTGCGAGCTTAAAATATCTGCAGCATCTGCAGGTTCTCTTGTCATAAAATATGATTCTTCAGACAAACAAAATCCATGGAAATTTGGAGATATTAAATCCACTGATGATGAAAAATTATTCATTAAAGATCTAGCATACGAAGTAGGTGTATTTGATATTATTAAAAAACAATGGTCTGAAAAACCAGCAAAACGTGATAAAGATGATGAATGGAAAGCTTTTTTTGGTAATATGTCTAATAGAGAAATGTATGAAAGAGATAAAGTTCTATTCAAAGACATTAAAGGATCTATACCTGCTACAAAGATTGAAGACTATTATGTAAAGAAAGATACTTATTATGTAAACGTAGGAACCCATGGATTCTATCTTATGGGTAGAAGCAATCCGCTCAAGTTTAAAGATGTTCCAAGATTCGGTACAGCAGCAAATGCAACTTACAGAGCCCGCGTTCAGTACAAAGGCGGTGGTAATTACCAGTTTACGTTTGAAATGCAATTTAGCATTCCATCTGCCAAAAAATCGCCGTTCAACATTGCTCCCGTGGATGGTAAGTCGGTTAAAATTATCGAAAAAAATTTGAACCTGGCATGCTTTTTATAGTGTACATTATTTCGAAAACGTTGTAGGATGAACCATGATAAAGAAACGATTCAGAGAGTTCATTGGTGCAGGTACCCTTACGATATTCGATATCGATGAGACGCTGTTCCATACAAAGGCCAAGGTTGCTGTCATGAAGGATGGCAAGGTTGTCCGTATGCTAGATAACCAGGAGTTCAATACCTACAAGCGGCAGGATGGTGAAACGTACGACTATGGCGAGTTTGCCAACGCTGAGGTGTTTCGTAAGACATCGACGCCGATTGCTCGCATGGTTGCCAAGGCTAAGATCATATTTGCCAACTCTAAGAAGAATCCACACAGTCGCGTGATCATCTGCACCGCTCGTGCCGATTTTGATAACAAGGATATCTTCCTACAGACGTTCCGTGACCATGGTCTTCCTATCGACCAGATCCATGTTGAACGGGCTGGCAACCTCAAGATCGACTCATCGGCTGAGGCCAAGAAGATCATCTTTCGGAAATATATAAATACTAAAAACTACGTAAAGCTTAGGTTGTTTGACGATGCTCCTAGCAATCTTCATGCATTCCTTTCATTGAAGAATGAATATCCTGATATTACGTTTGAGGCGTATTTTGTAAATTCTGATGGATCGGTAAAAACAGTACGATGAAAACATTTAAACATTTTGTCTCTGAACAGCATGTAGACCACAAGGGCAATCCTATTACTATGCAAGACATCCGTCTTATAGCTGGTGAAGGAAAACTTTTAAAAAGGACTATTAAACAAGCTATTGATGTAATTAAAAAGCATCGCATGAAGAGAAACCCATAATGACCACATTTAAAGATTTCCTAGCAGAAGAAGCCAGTGAAGAGAAGCTTAAGCATCTCGAACACGCCGAAGACCACGTGATTCATGGTGGTTCGGCTGGTTTCTCACATGCTTACCATAACCTGAAGGATGTGCATGACCGCCTAACCGGCAAGGAGAATGCAACCAAGGTGACCATGAAGTATGATGGTTCGCCTTCGGTTATCTTTGGTACTAATCCTGAGAATGGTAAGTTCTTCGTTGCTACTAAGTCTGCATTCAACAAGAATCCCAAGATCAACTACACGCCTGAAGATATTGAGAAGAACCATGGACACGCTCCTGGTCTTGTAGAGAAGCTGAAGGCTGCACTGGAACACCTGCCTAAGACGACTCCTAAGAAGGGTGTCTACCAAGGTGACATCATGCATACTAAGGGTGATGTTCAGGTCCATGGTAGCAAGGTAAAGTTTACGCCAAATACGATCACATATGGTGCAGATAAGAACTCGGAACATGGCAAGGCCGCATTAAATTCTCACATTGGTGTTGCTGTTCATACTGCATACAAGGGTAAGACCATGCAGGATATGAAAGCGCAATATGCACCTGAATTAAAATCATTTAAAAAGCACAAAGATGTCCATCTGATCTCTACTGAACACCCTCTTGATAAGATGGATTATGATCCAAAGGATCAGCAAAAGTTCGCTAAGCATATGAAAGCTGCAGCAACGTTGCATAAGGCGACCAAGGAAGATGCATTTGGTGCAGTTGGTCAACATCAACTTCCATTGAAGACGTACATCAATAGCACGATTCGCAATGGCACCAATCCTAGTATCAGTGGTTATAACCAACATTTGGCTGCATCTCATCAAAAGAAGATTGATACCGTAAAGTCTGATAAGGCTAAGGCGCAAAAGACTGCGTTGGCCCAAGCAGACTTAGATCACGTACAAAAGAATCGCCAAGGTTTCAATCGTATTCTTCAGATGCACCGTCATCTTCAGAAGGCTAAGAATGTATTAACCAATACGCTGTCATCTAATTCTGAATTTGAACACACAATTAATGGTAAGAAAACAAAGCCAGAGGGATTTGTTGCAGTAAGACACAATCGTCCTACTAAGTTTGTTGATCGTCGCGAGTTCTCGGCTGCGAACTTCAATAAGGATAAATCACTATGAAGTCAATCCATATAACCCAAGGCAGATTCAATCCTGTGCATGCTGGTCATGCCATGGTTGTCAAGCATGTGATGGATGCCGCCAAGAAGGAAGGTGCCGATCATAAGATCCTGACTACCGGTACACATGATGCTAAGAAGAATCCACTGACTCCTGAACAGAAGGTCAAGCATCTTAAACGTGCCGTGCCTGGTTCTCATGTAGAGGCTATGGGCAAGGATGCACCTACACTACTACATCATATGTCTAAACTACATAAAGCTGGGTATACTCATGTAACGATGCATGTTGGATCTGATCGTGTCAAAGATTTCCACGATCTATTGCATAGATACAATGGTGCAGAAGGTAAGCACGGTCACTACAACTTCAATAGCATCAAGGTCAAGTCTGTAGGTGGTGAACGTAAGGAAGGTGGTGGCGGTATTGAGTCTGCTTCGGGTACTACAATGCGTAAGCATGCTACTGCCGGTGATAAAGAATCTTTCCACAAGATGGCACCATCAGGTATGAGCAAAGCACACAAGGATGAGTTATACCATGATGTCCGTAAAGGCATGGGTACAAACGAATCCTTTATCGTAAGATTTAAGAACTGGATTGGTTAATGGCTCAATTTAATACTGGGAATAATGCATTTCAAGCACAGGCTAAGACACTATTTGAAGTCAACATGATTGCGAATGGCAATAATGGTCTTGTTGTATCAAGCACAAATCCATTCCCGGTTTCAATTGCTGGATCTGGTGGTACCAATGTTGTAACTGCCGATTTGGGTGCAGCTGCAAGAAGTGCATTTGGTGAGTTGTTGTCAGTAACTCCAACTCCTATCGTACAGTTGGATGCCTTGTACGGCATCGATCCTTTAGATATGACGACATATGCCAGCGGCACCGGTGCAAGTGCAAATACAGATAATACTGCTACTGTGTTTAGAGTTCAGAGTGGTACTTCTTCTACCGGTTATGCACATATACTTTCTAAAAAATACATGAAATATCGGCCGGGCCAAGGATCGCTGTCAAGATTTACTGCCGGGTTTACATTAGGTGTAGCCAACTCAACACAACGTGCTGGTCTGACCGATTCAGAAGTAGCACTGTGTGTTGGATATGATGGTGTTGACTTTGGCGTTCTAAGATCTACCGGTGGTAAAGTTCCTATCTATAAGCTCACAATCAATACAGCACCTACAGGAGCACAGACTGGTGTTGTTACCTTAAATGGTGTAGCGAAAAACGTTACAATAACTGCAGGTACAACTACCGCATGTGCTGCACAAATAGCTATTGATGGCGTTGGCGGTTATCCGGGATGGTATACGGAACAGGTTGATAATGTCGTTATTTTTAGAGGTATAAACCCAAGCGTCATGACTGGTGCGTTCAGTTTTACTAGCACAGGAACAGGTACACCTGCAGCTGGAACGTTTGCCACAGTACAAGCTGGTGTTGCGCAAATAGATTATTGGACCAAGCAAGCCGATTTTAATATGGATACACTAGATGGATCTGGTGATGCAAATAACCCATCGGGAATGGATCTAGATACAACAAAACTAAATGTATTCCAGATAAGCTTTAGATGGCTTGGTGTTGGTGTTATCAACTATGCCATAGAAGATCAGGCAACAGGTGAAATTATCATGTTTCACCGACAACACTACACCAATCAACACACAACTCCCCACCTTGATAACCCATCTTTTAGAATAGGGTATACTGTAACAAATAAGGGTAATACTACAAACTTGACAGTCATCGGCGCATCGATGATGATGGCTATAGAAGGTGTATTAAATCTATCTAGATCGTCTCGGTCAAGAGCAGTAAATAAAACATCCCTAGCTAAAGACGATCTACACCACGTGTTAAGCTTAAGAAATTCATACACATATAATAATAAGATTAACACAAACAGTATTAATCTTAAAAAGTTATCGATCGGTGTTCAGTCAACAGATCCTGTCACAATATATCTGTTTCAAGATACTACGACCCAGAACGTTCCATTAGTTTTTAGTGATGTACTAAATAGTATTACTACGCAATCAAGCACCACTGCTACTTTGAATATTGCAACAGAAACTCCTATAGCAGTCTTTGTTGTAGGTGTGAACGGATATGATAACATCGACATTTCAAGTCTTTTGATTTCAGAACCTGCTGGTAGCATTATAACTTTTGCTGCAACAAGCCCAGCTGCGATCTCAAGAATTACAATAGGCACGATGTGGACTGAAGACTAAATTACAACAATTATAAATAGATTTGCGGTTAGGCTACGGCAATCCCGTTTGTGTAACAGATAAGCCCAAGGGAAACTCTGATGGAAGATAAAGAAGTAAACGACAAGACTGTACCGGATAAAGCACCTGAGAAAAACCTCAAGAAGCCTTCTGGGAAATCTGCAACTGGCAAGCCATTAGATGGTATCGACATCAATCCTCAGCTAAATGACGTGAGTACCGATGGCAACCAGTTAAAAATACGCAAAGAGGATTCCGTAGATCTAACCGCACCTGTAATTCAAGAGCGTAAAGCCTTGACATTACCACAGCGTCAAAAACGTTCTCGTCAGCTTCGTGCTCGTGAAACCTCAATGGAGAGAGCACGCGAGATTGCTAAAACAAAGTTAGCACCGGCTGGTAAGATTGAACAAAGAGCTATGGCACATGCCCGTGCTATTGTCAAGAAGAGATTTGCAGCTCGCAAGGGAACACCTTACGCAGAGCTATCAACGACGGAAAAGATTCAAGTAGATACCGCAGTGTCAAAGAAGACGAAGCTGATCCAAAAGATCGCTGCACGTCTAATTCCTCGTATCCGCAAGGCAGAGTTCGAGAGACTTAAGTCATTCCGTGACGGTGCACCACTCAAGGATCTATCGACACAGAATCCTAAGGCACAGGGCATCATGCCCAAGGTGACAGAGGAAATGTCAGAGTTATTCAATAGTTTAAACAGTCAAGATACTACATCATTGATTGCTATTATTGAGAATACAATAGAACAGTTTAAAAATAATAACGACCCTATGGGTGAACAACTTAGAAAGATGTTGGCTGTAGTCCTGCCTGAGGATGCAATTACAGAAACACTACTTAAGAAGTCAGATAAAACTGGTATCATGTTCTCAACACTCAAGGAAGTATTTGAGCGTGGTGAATATGACTGGAACTCATCCAAAAAAATGAGTCAAGAACAATATGCATTTACACGAGTTAACTCCTACATTGCCAAGGGCAAGGCATGGCATATGGATGCAGACATTCGTGAAGATAAGAATATCGATGCTGTACTAGATGAGTCATTTGCATCATTCTTAGAGATCCAAGAAAAGCGTGGATTGTGGGATAATATCCATGCCAAGCGTAAAAGAATTAAAGCCGGTTCTGGTGAACGTATGCGTAAACCAGGATCTGAAGGTGCACCTACTACACAGAACTTCAAGAGTGCTCAAGAATCTGTAGCTACAGAAAAGCGTAAGAAGATCGAACTAGTAGATCGTCTACCTGCTGACCAGGCAGTTAAAGCTAAACAGGCTGAGATTCAAAAGAAGATCATTGATGAAGCACGTGCTCCTGGTAAGGCATATGTAGAGCCATATCATCACCCACATACTGGTGAACAAAAAGGCTTCAAGGCATCTACTAAGTGGGGCAAGATAAAGTATTTTGGCAAAGACTTTAAGAAGTCGGCAGAAAAGCATGCCTTCGGAGAAGATACAGCAGCCGATCGTGAGATTGGTACTGATTCACTTGTCAAGAAGTACAAGAAGGATACACCAGGTCAAAAGTCTTCATTGGATGAATCATTCACCATGGCATGGACATCTGGCATCGGTGTGACCCTGTCAGCTGCAGACTGTGGTATCAAGATCAAGACCGGGTTTGAACTCCATCCTGATGTTATAAAACAGATGGAGGAGATTGAAGAGGATGTAGTTGCAGCCGATAAGAGACCAGTGTATCTCCCACCCCGTCGCCATAAAGATGGTTCGTACGGCAAAGCATCAACGATGATGAGAAAAACCGGCAAGAAGATCATTGATGTCCCAGAATATCCAGATGCAGATACGGATGAGCACGATGGAAAATAGTATTGTAGGGTTCAAGAGATTCATCACTGAACGCGGTGAAGATTCTAAGGGGCATTTCATTGCGACTGAAAAAGGCGCAGGGATGACTAGCAAAGGAGTCAAGGCATTCCGTGCTAAGAATCCAGGATCGAATCTACAGACTGCAGTTACAGGTAAAGTAGCGCCGGGATCTAAAGCTGCTGGAAGACGTAAGTCCTTCTGTGCACGTATGGGTGGTATGAAAGGTCCTATGAAGGATGAAAAAGGCAGACCAACTCGCAAAGCAATGTCATTAAGAAGATGGAAGTGCAACTAATGGAAGAGATTACAAACCCACTTAAGGTAGCATTTGCAGATACCTATGCCTTTTATGTGAAGGCACAGAACTATCACTGGAATGTAGAGGGGCCTATGTTCCCTATGTACCACGAGTTTTTCGGTAACATTTATGAAGAGGTCGGTGGTGCAATCGATCGGTTTGCTGAAGAGATTCGTGCGGCTGGTGCATATGCTCCTGGAGCATTTCGTAGATTTGCTGAACTATCTAACATTGAAGATGAAGTTCTTGTAATTGGTGCATCGCAGATGGTTGCTACACTTTATGCCGATAACATGAAGGTATATGCATCTCTTAAGATGGCACGTGACATGGCTGATACATATGAACAGAATGGCCTCGTCAACTTCTTAGAAGATCGTCTTGATGCACACAAGAAGCATGACTGGATGCTTAGGTCAACACTGAAATGAACTACAGATCGGTAGAATCTAAGATCAGAGACGTTCTGGAAGGACTCCAGCCTAAGCATCTGCTTGGCAAGGAATCCGACCAGAATGATCAGATTGCTGTCGGGTCTTATACAACTAAGACCTTTGATATGTCACCTGATGCTCAGATTATATTCGCCGATCTACCAAAAGAAACAGATACAAACTCGGCCGAACAAACTGCTATTCATCTTGATAAACTATTTGATCTGCATAAAGATATCATTGCCGCAGAATCTGCATCACAGGCTGATCTAGATAAAGCCGAGGAATTGGTTGGTAAACTTAAACCACTAGCCGCCAGTATGGACCAATCTGTTAAGATAGATAAGATTGTAAACGACCATTATAATGATCTGAAAAAGTATTTTAAGGATGAGACAAAGGAAGTTGGTCCTGACTACCATCCAGCAGATGATCCGCGATTCCGCAGTCCTCCATCTGGCAATAAACCAGATCCGATTGCAGGACCACAGGGCGATCGCGATGTAGATAATGTAAAGAACTATTTGATCAAAAGATCAAAAGCAGCACAACGTAAACTTAAACTTATCGATAACGACTGAAATAGGAGCAGAAGAATGTTTACTAAGAAACTATCAACACAATTTACAGCCAGTCTTCTGAATGCCGTTTCAGGTGTTCTTGGTGAGGCAACTGCATTAGGCGACACACTGAAGCGTGAGCGTGAAGCCAAGGAAAAGAAAGAACCTAACGGCGTTAAGGAATCTAGCCACAATGATGTTCCTTTTGAAGGTCCATACGATAAGCCAGGTGTTCGCAAAGACAAATATGGAAATATTATTAAAAATGTTGCCAAACATCTTGCGAAGAAGGCAATGAGTGATAAAGCCAATGAAGAAACTGAGCATAATAATTGCGGAACTCCTGAATGCTGCGGGCAGTGCGATACACCTGAACAGATCGATGAAACTGCAAAGATCGTTGCCCATCTTCAAAAGCGTTATGGTGATAACATTCGTAAGAGTCACGTTCGTTCGGCTGCCAATGATTTTGGTGTCGATGCATCAAAGTTGGCTAAAGCAGTACGTACTAAGTTGGGCAAGAATATGCTCGATGAAGAGGATGATGGTTGGTATACCCATTCTCAGATGCACGGTTCAAAGAAAAGTGAAAAGCACCCAAAGGGTATTTCGGCTGATGAATGGAAATCTGGCATTAGATGGCATCATGGTAAGAATAAAAGAATTAATATTAAAGAAGAAGCTGAAGATCTTGATGAAACATCTGCAAAGAAAGCAATGGATTACCTAAGTAAATCGTTTGCACCTAGAGAAACAGCTGTAGAACGTTCAGCTAGAGCTACTCGGTATAATCCTGGTGATCGAAAGGAAGCTGGTAGACTCCTAGGTAATAAAATGAAGGGAGCCGAAAGAGCTGGAAAGATCATCGGTAAGTCATTTACTGTTAAAGAAGAAGCTGATCAGATTGATGAGCTCTCAAAGAAGCCCGGGGGAATCTTAGACACATATCAACAGCGTGGCACTTTTAAAGGTGACAAGAACCGGGATGCTGGTAGAAAGCTTGCAACTAAAAAATTGAATCCTGGCAAATATGGAATGGAAGCACCTAAGGTAGCAGCTACCAATGAAGAAGCCGAACAGATTGATGAACTTTCAAAGGGAACAATGGGTCGTTATATCAATAAGGCTGCCACAAAAATGGGCAGTCAAGGTGTTACTGCTGGTCTGAAGATTGCTGCTGACGAAAAGTCAAGCAAGAACTTCAAGGACATGGGCAAGCGCGAAAAGGGCATCTCGAGAGCAGTTAATAAGCTGACCAAGGAAGAACAAGACTTCGTTGATTCGCTGAATATTGATACTCTGGATGAAGCACGTGGCCGTCCTAAGAAGGCCGGTGGCAAGGATTTCACAATCAACCCAAGAACAAAAGAAAAGTTGATGCATGATAATCCTGAGCATATGAAGAAGATTGAAGCACTTCAAAGAAATGGTGTCATCCCTGAACCAAAGATTGAAGCCAATCAGCATGTCATGCAGCAGCTTCAACGTGCTAAGTTATCAATGCGTGGTGGTGAAACAGTCCACTTCACTCATGGTGATTCACATCATGTCCCTGGCGAACATGCAGCAAAGCTTTTGACTAAGTATGCCGGCATGAAGCCAGATGAAAAAGAAGCATTCCAAAAGAAGATTGGCCATTCACACGCTAATCTTAAAAGCGAACTCTAATCAATTATAAATAAAAGAAAGTTTACAGGAGAAGACTAATGGCACAATGGGGTAATACAGATGATGCTGCGAATTCCGTCCTATGGGCGACTACGCAGGTAAATCTACCATCAAACACAGTAAATCAAACAGCACTATTCGGCAATACAACAGTTGATGCATGGAACAACAACGGCGTTGCCATGAACAAAGCAGTTGGTCAGTTCGGTCTAGATGTCAATGAAATTTCAGTTCAGATTGGTAATACGGCTGTAGCACAGTATATTATTACAAATCCAGGTTCTGGTTACAATGCTAACGCAGCAGTTACAGTTGCTAATACAACAGGCGGTGCAAACACACTGGCCGCTAACTCAACTGCATCGGGCGGTCGCATTACTGCACTAACAGCAAACGGCACATTAATCCGCGGTTATACATCAATTCCTGCGATTACAATTGCTGCACCTGCTGCACAGGCATTCAATGCTAACTCGGCTGTCACAAACGCAACAGACGCTATTGCAATCACAACTGCAAATAGCTTCTTCCTTCCAGGTGATAAGGTAACTTACACTGTTGCTGCTGGTAATACTGCTCTGACAAACCTGACATCGGGTACGACTTATGTCATCAAGACATCGAACACAATAGCCGTTACACTTGCAACTGGAATTAATGCTCCAACAATCGATCTTACCAAGGGTCTGACAGAAACCGGTCACTCACTTACGGGTGAAACTGCAACCGCAACTGCTGTTCTTACAGGCCGCGGTTATACAAAGGGTGCTGCTCATACCGGTTGGGTACTTCGTACAGTAGGTGAAGGTGGTCGTGCAGGTCGTGTTCAGTACGAGACATTGGTTGCATTCGGTGGCAACTTCTCGAATGACGGATCTGATGACGCAATCCTTCATGACGCATAAGGAATAATTAATGTCTGACCGTGCTAAAAAGATTACAGAGTTAACATCCATTGGCACGGCCAACACGTCGATCGCTAGCGGGGACCTCTTCATTATCGAAGACGTCTCCGCTAACACAACCAAGTCCGGTACATTATCCACACTTCGTAAAGCTATTGTACAGGGACCGTATGCAGATGATCCAGCAGCAAATACAGCTGGTGTTGCATTAGGACAACTATATTATACTGCTGCGGGGGTTGTCAAAGTAAGAATTGCATGATTGATAAACTTGATGAGTCCAACTTCGTGTTGTACGCTGCGAAAAATTATGATAACCCACAATGTTTTGATACTTTAGAGTTTTACGAAGATCTATCACGGTTTAAGTATATCAAAAGACTATTTAATCGTTATGAGGAATCTGGTGAACTTAAAGAGAGATTGATTCTGAATCATCTCATTATCTTGTATAATGTATTTGGTGCAGCCACTACAAAAATGTTATTCTTTAAGTTGAACGGCCATCTTCATTTATTGAAGCCGTTCATTCTTTTGTTGGGATTCTTGCCTGATAAAGTATCTGGCGTCGGTGTCGAGAACAAAACAATAATTAGTTCTGATATCCCTATGGATGATAATATTGTACAGATTCTAAGGAAGATTTAATGGCTAAAGAAAAACAAGAGTATGACTATGAAGGTGACATGGCTATGTCACAACTCAAGTCTATTATTGCCAACGCGCAGCGTATCCATGATATGCTCGAGCGCGACACAAATATTCCTGAATGGGTACAGTCAAAGATCACGCTAGCCGAGGACTACATCTCAACTTCTGCTAACTATATGCAGGGTGAGATGAAGGAAGAAACAAAGTGGGTAAAAGATAAACACGGCTCTGGATATACAAGTAATGATGGTAAGCGGGAAATCGTTAAACATACTAAAGGTTGGATATCTCGCAGTACTACTGATAGACACGATTACTCTGACGTATATCCTACACAAAGAGAAGCTAAAGCTGGTAAATATGCTTGGGCTACCAAGAATGAAGATATGGCGATGGGAACCGGTCCAGTGAACGTCGCTGCTAATGTAGCAGATCCAAAGAACAAACCACTATTTGCTAAACCTGCAAAACGTAAGATGCCTTCATTCAAGACATTCGCCGGCAAATAACATGTTTAACATGATTCCTTTGCCATATAAGTTACTCGCATTAGTAGCACTAATTGCTGGAGTATTCTTCTATGGTTACATGAAGGGATCTGTACATGCTGAAGCTGAACTTGCTAAATTCTCTGCAGAGAAGAGCAAACAGATTGCTGGGCTCGAGAAGAAGAATGCCGAGATAAGTAATAAAGTAATAACTGAATACGTTGACAGAACAAATACGATTAGGGAAAAGGAATATGTATACCGTGACATTGCTGCAAAAAGCGTTCCTGCTCAGTCTGATCTTAGCAACGGTTGGGTGTACACGCACGACATTAGTGCCACATCCGGTGATGCCGACGCCTCCAGAGCTTCTGATGCGTCCTCCTCTGGAATTAAAGACAATACAGCCCTTATCTCCGTCATCTCTAACTACGCCATCTGCCAAAGAAATCAAATCCAACTGATTGAACTACAAAAGTGGATTATTGAAAACAAGGCGGCTGTAGATAAGATGGCTGAGGAAGAAAAGAAAAAGAAATGAAGAAGTTTAAAGAATTCGACAAGGTAGATGACCAGGAAGAAACTCCGTCAAAAGATAATCTTGTTAATATCATTGCCAATTCATTAAATCGTGTGAGTGGTAAAGAAGATTCTAAGACTATACTGATGTTGATTGCAGCATTAGGTTTGCTCAATGCATCTAAGGATCAGGGTTTAGCTTTAAGTGTAGCAAGAAAACTTGCAAATGTAACAAAAAAATAGTGGAGATATTTATGTGGGAAAAGATTAAAAAATTGTTAGGTTTTGCTGATCTGAATAAAGATGGTAAACTAACCATAGAAGATATGGAATTTGCTAAGGCAGTTGCTGAGACAGAGTACAAGAAGACAACAGAAGTAGTCACCGAGGTTGTAGTTGCTGCCGACAAGATTAAAAAAGTTGTTAAAAGAGGCAGAAAACCAAAATGAATGTTCTGTCACTATTGATCGATCCTATCCCTGTAACTTCTCTTGAGCAGCTTGAAATTGCTAAGGGCAAGGTGCAGCTTAGCATGATGAAGCTAATCTCATTTGTTCTTGGGCTGATCATGATCTCGGTTGTTCTTGTTATGATGATCGGTTTGTTTATGCCTAACCATGTTATTGACAACAACGAGATCTTCAAGATCATCGGCCCTGCATTCTCAATGATTGTCGGCGCCTTTGTTGGTGCATTCGCAACGATGATGGGAATGAAGACTGCAGAGTTCGATCCTAATGTCAAGGTTCAGGAACTGGGTAAGACAGACCATAAAGTGTTGGCTGAAGCTCATGTAATCAATGCTCAAGCAGAAACTATTGAAACTGAGAATGAAATTAAGATGATGGCGGCGATTGATAAATATCATGATTCGGACGAAGATCACGGACCATTCTAAGGAATAAACAATGGACATCACCGGTTACGTAAAAGGTATGATGGCCGACGGTAAAGGCAACCCATCCTCAAAGAGATGGATTGCTGCAGTTGCTATGGTTCTTGTGTGTGTCGGTTACATGGCTAATCTATTTTGGGATTATACAGTCGATCAGTTTATGTTCGATGCTGTAATGTATATTGTTATTGCAAGTCTTGGCATCACAGGTGCAGAGAAGTTTGCACCAAAACCGCCGACAGATTCGGAATAATAACGTGGCTGTTACTCAACCAAACCTACAAAAGCTGGCCGATAACGTGTCGTATCTCCAACAGGATATGGCGAAGGTAGGTCTACTTGTAGATAGACTGGATACTACGATCGATAAACTGGCTGATATTTCTAACAACGTATCAAGTCTTCTTGCTGTACACGAAACTAAACTATCTACACATGACATCATTACAAAACAAACTGTAGACCTTATAGAAAAAAGACGGGCCGAGACTGACGACAAAATACAAACTATCCATGCACGGATCTCATCTGGAGAAAAAGAGTTGTCAGAAAAAATCGATGTGCAGTATGATGAGATCATGCGCGAACTCAAAGAGATGCGTATAGAATCGACTACTCAACACAATAAACTATCCGGCCGTATTACTACCATGGAGAAGTGGATGTGGGCTGTTGTTGGTGGATCTGCCGTGGTTGGTGGTTTGATTACTATTGCCATAAGATTTATTCCAATTTAATATTTACTGAAACCGCATTATTTAATGTACATTATTCCATAACTGTGTATAATGAGTATATCAGTTGTGAGGAATAATAGTAATGCTTTGGTTAGAACACAAGTACATCAATCTACTATCATCAAGGCTTGAACTGTTCTCACGTGTCAATCCAAACACCTACAAGTTTAGGTGTCCAGTCTGTGGTGACTCCCAAAAGGATAAGCGTAAGACCCGTGGGTACGTCTATGCACGTAAGGGTTCGCTAAAGTTCTTCTGTCATAACTGTAATGCATCGATGGGCCTTCCATGGTTTATCAAGACACTTGACCCAACTCTGTATGCCGAGTATCTTAAGGATAGGATGGTAGAGAACGGTCACAAGGATGAGACGCAGGAGTTTGTCAATAAGATGAAGGCTCCTGTCTTTGTCAAGAATACTGGTCTGAAAGATCTCAAGAAGGTATCACAACTCAGGGCTGAACATCCTGTCAAGGAGTATGTGGCCAAACGACTGATTCCTACTGATACCCACTACAAACTATTCCTAGCCATGAAGTTCAAGGCGTGGGTCAATACTATGATCCCTGATAAGTTTGACGATCTTGACAAGGATGAACCTCGTCTGATCATTCCATTCCTGGATAAGGACAAGAACCTATTCGGTTTTCAGGGCCGGTCATTCAAGAAGACCGGTATTCGCTACATAACCATTATGCTGAACGAGGATCAACCGAAGATCTTTGGTCTAGATACTATGGATGACAGCAAGGATATATATGTAGTAGAGGGACCGCTGGATTCACTATTCTTGCCTAATGGTATCGCATCGGCCGGCGGAGATCTTATCACACCACTGCAACAATTAGATGTACAAAAAGACAGATTTGTTGTAGTATATGATAATGAACCAAGGAACAAACACACTGTAAAACATATTGAGAAGGCCATAGACAATGGATACCGTGTGTGTATCTGGCCAACTACGTTAGACCAGAAGGATATCAATGATATGGTTCTGGCTGGTTATAGTACTGATAAGGTGAAGGATATTATTGATGAATGTACCTATAGTGGAGCCACTGGAAAACTACATCTCGCGATATGGCGCAAAGACCGTTAAGACTATTCTGAGTATGCCCAACGAAGAACTGACATGGGTAGTCTATAACGCAAACATGGTCAGTCTGGCACAGATGTTGATCATTGCCCTTCGAGGACTTAAGTTCTTTGATGATTATGTTCGAGTTGTTTCCCGCGATCAAGATTGCACCAGTACACATGGTAAGCTCTACTTTGATCCAAATATATTTAATTTGATGGGTAATGGACATGGATGAAGATACTATTATGAACTTAACTCTTGAACTTCATGATTTTCTTGTGCAACTTGGTCGAGTTCCTAATGAAGACGAAGACTATGACGCGCTGAGTGACTTTATGATGACTAAGTTAGATCCGTTCATTACAAAGGAAAGGAACTATAACTGATGACTGAGTTAGTCGCAAATGAGTATGGTGTAGAACACGATAATATTCAAATTGCAAAGCTGCGTATTCATAGAACAAATGGAATGTGGTTAGTAGAGTATCGTCGTATACCACGCTGGTTATTTGGTCTTGATCGATGGTGGTGGTTTGATGATGGCACATATACAGAGTACGCAGATGCCTCCAATCGTGTAGATCATCTGATCGGTCTAGGATATATTAGTAAGACACGTTTCCAAACAGTGAAGGAATTTAATTTTGAGTGAAGTAAATCTAGTTGGTATTACACAGCCAAATGAAAAGTATACAGGATGCAAGACTGCAAATGAGTTGATTGCCTGGGTCGCTCGCGTATCTAATCCTAGCAATCAGAATAACGCTACTACAGCACCTAAGCTGGTACAGTATCTTATCAAAAACAATCACTGGTCGCCTTTGGAGATGGTCCATGTGTCACTTGAAATTCGCACAACCCGTGACATTGCTCGCCAGATACTCCGCCACCGTTCGTTCTCATTCCAAGAGTACTCTCAGAGATACGCTGATCCAACAAAGGATCTTGGATTTGTTACAAGAGAAGCCAGACTCCAAGATCCCAAGAACCGTCAGAACTCTGTAGAAAATAAAAACACTCGACTGGATGACGAGTGGGAAGCCATGCAGGGTTGTGTCAGGGCTGCAGTAAAGGATGCCTATAACTTTGCTATAGAAAATGGCATTGCTAAGGAACAGGCGCGTGCAGTTCTGCCGGAAGGTATGACCGAGTCTGTTGTTATCATGGCAGGTTCTCTTCGTAGCTGGGTTCACTACTGCCAGCTTCGTATGGATATTGCTACCCAGAAGGAACATCGGATTGTAGCTGAACAGTGCTGGAATGCTATCATTGAACAGTTCCCAGATGTACAGACGGCGCTTGGTGAAGATTTCCATGACTAATATGATTGTCAAAGAAGATGAAAACGGCGATCTATATATAGATCTACCAGATGGACTCATGGAAGAGATGGGTTGGGATGAAAACACTGAACTTGTGTGGACCGTTGATGATGATGGTACGATAGGATTGAGAAAGAGGACAGATGATTCAAGTAACGAAGCGTGATGGAACACGTGAACCTTTAAATATTAATAAGTTCCATAAGGTTGCAGCATATGCATGTGAAGGTCTAAGCGGTGTATCTGTTTCTGATCTTGAGATCAAGACTCATATTCAGTTCTACAATGGCATCAAGTCTGATGACATCCAGGAGACTCTGATCAAGGCTGCGGCTGATCTTATCTCTGAGGAATCGCCGAACTACCAGTATGTTGCTGGTCGTCTCATCAACTATAACCTTCGTAAAGAGGTCTATGGTAGATACGATCCTGTCTCTCTACTTACACACTACTTCGAAGTAGCAACCGCTGGTTACTATGACTGGGCTATCTACGATGCATATTCACCCGAAGAGTGGCAAGAATTCAATAAGTACATTGACCACGATCGTGACAGTCTGCTGACTTACGCTGCCATGGAACAGTTCCGTGGTAAGTATCTGATTAAGAATCGTGTGACTAACAAGTTCTATGAGACACCTCAAATGGCTTTTATGTTGATTGCCATGACACTTTTCCAGAACTATAGTAAAAATAGAATTAAATGGGTAAAGGATCTTTATGATGCAATCAGTACTTTTGATATTAGTCTTCCTACTCCTATTATGGCAGGCGTACGCTCCCCTCAACGTCAATTTAGTTCGTGCGTACTTATCGAAACTGACGACTCGCTGGATTCGATAAATGCAACGACTTCTTCTATTGTTAAGTACGTTTCTCAAAAGGCCGGAATTGGTATTGGCGGCGGTAATATTAGGGCTATTGGATCTCCTATACGGCGTGGTGATGCTTCTCACACTGGTGTTATTCCTTTCTGGAAGCTTTTTCAGTCTGCTGTTAAGTCTTGTAGCCAAGGTGGTGTCCGTGGTGGAGCGGCGACACTCTATTATCCCCTTTGGCATTACGAAGTGGAAGATCTACTTGTCCTAAAGAATAACAAGGGCACAGAGGATAACCGCATCCGTCATCTTGACTATGGTGTGCAGTTCAATAAGGTAATGTATGAAAGGCTTCTTACCGGAGGCAATATTACTCTATTCTCACCCAGTGATGTTCCCGATCTTTATGAAGCATTCTTTAAAGACACGGATACGTTTCGTACTCTCTATGAGAAGTACGAAAGTTCTACCAAGATCAGAAAGAAAACTGTCTCGGCAATCGATCTCTTCTCTACCTTCATGCAAGAAAGAAAGGATACTGGCCGAATCTATCTGATGAATGTCGATCATGCCAATGACCACAGTTCATTCACGAAAGATGCTCTAATCAAGATGAGCAATCTCTGTTGTGAGATTACACTGCCAACTACACCACTAAAGGATATTCATGATGAGTCAGGCGAGATTAGCCTTTGCACGTTGGCTGCAATTAATTGGGGCAAGATTAGAAAGCCGGCAGATTTCGAAAAGCCCTGCACAATCGCAGTCCGGGCCCTTGATGCTCTTCTCGATTATCAATCTTATCCTATTAGAGCCGCTGAAGTGGGTACTCGCAATCGTCGCCCTCTCGGTGTGGGGATTATCAATTTTGCTTATTGGCTCGCTCGTAGTGATTCCAACTATTCCAATCCTAATCTTGATCTGGTTCACGAATATGCTGAAGCGTGGTCTTACTATCTGATCAAGGCATCGGTAGATCTGGCTGAGGAATCTGGTGCATGTCCTAAGGATAATGAAACCAAGTATGGCCATGGTATCATGCCAATCGACACATATAAGAAAGAGGTTGATGAACTTGTAACGCCTTCTTACAACATGGATTGGCAAACACTGCGGGATCGTGCTCGTAAGATAGGTATCCGTAACTCTACTCTGATGGCTCTCATGCCAGCCGAGACATCTGCACAGATCAGCAACTCTACTAATGGTATTGAACCGCCCCGTGCTATCGTGTCCATCAAACAGTCTAAGGATGGAGTCATGAAGCAGGTGGTTCCTGAGTCAAAACGGCTTAAGAATAAATATGAGTTGCTATGGGATCAGAAGAATCCGGAAGGGTATCTGAAGATCATGGCAGTGTTACAGAAGTTTATCGATCAGGCAATCTCTGTTAATACGTCATACAATCCTGCTCATTATGAAGACGGCAAGATCCCAATGTCTGAGATGATCAAGCACGTTCTGATGCATTATAAGTACGGTGGTAAGACTCTGTATTACTTCAACACCAACGATGGTGCCGGTGAGATTGAGGACACTCCTCTTGCCTCCGGTTCTATTGATGATGAAGACTGTGACAGTTGCAAAATTTGATGTACAAAAAGTAGAAACCGAAGTACATTAAAATAGATACATAGCTATAGATAGGACTCCATGTCAGTATTCAGTAATAACTTTGTTGATGCAACTCAGCAACCGTGTTTCTTTGGAGAACCGGTTAATATTGCACGTTATGATAAACAGCGCTATAGTATCTTTGAGAAGCTGACCGATAAACAACTGGGTTTCTTCTGGAGGCCAGAGGAAGTTGATCTATCACGTGACAGTAAAGATTTTAAGGCACTCAATGACCATGAACAACACATCTTCACATCAAATCTCAAGCGTCAGATCCTTCTTGACAGTGTGCAAGGTCGAGCCCCAACAATGGCATTTGGACCTATTTGTAGCTTGCCTGAACTCGAAACATGGATTCAAACCTGGACCTTTTCGGAGACAATCCATTCCCGCTCATATACTCACATCATTCGAAACATATATGCAAACCCTTCGAAAGTCTTCGACGAGTTAATGGATGTTCCACAAATAGCTGAGTGCGCTGCCGATATTAGTAAGTACTATGATGATCTTATCGATCAAAATAATGAGGCATATGCTCTTGGTAATTTTAATAGATACAAGCACAAGAAGGCTCTCTGGCTCTGTCTGAACGCCGTTAATGCTTTAGAGGG